TTCCCCGTGTGGCATCCAATGGATTAATATAACAGAATTTCTGAAAATGTAAAGGGAAAAAAGCACCCCGAATAAAAAAAAATTACAGGAATAATAATGCAGCTTGATGATATTAGTAACTTAATAGATGATAATGATGATAACATACCGTACTTCTACATAGATTACCTAGATGATAATGATAATCTTATAGTAGATGAACCTATTGAATTCTTATATTATTGGGAAGATGAAGATTACAACCTCTTCAGGGAAACATGGTAATGCCACCTTACCTAATGGTTATATATTTAACTTTCTTAATGGATCCTTGCTCGGTAGATTGTGAAACAGCACTGCAAAGTTTAAACAAAACGGGTTATCAATTAGGCGATATGGGATATCCAACCTACCATGTAACCGAAGCAATCAAATTCCTAGAAACCTGGCGCTCCAATTCCCACGCAAAACCTGTTTCAACTTTCCATTCTAAGGGCCCTAGAAGCCCCGTGAACGAGCGCAAAAATAATTCCCACTAGTAGATACATTTAGAACCAAATAGAGCCTTAGAATCTAATTTCACCAGGAGGTTAAAGCAAGATCAAAAAATAGTTAATGAGTATCAATAAAATAAATGATCTAACCACGGCTTTAGAAGTAATAGAATACCTAGAAGAAAAACTAGCAGAGCAATGCAAGCTAACCAATAACCTAAGAAATAAAAAGCAGGAGTTAGAATTGAAGTGTAACCAACTTACAGCACTAGTAGCAGAAGCAATCACAGAAGATTTAATAACCCAAACCTTAAAGGATATTAACTAGGAGGAATAGAGATGATAGAAAAATTGCACCTTGTAAGAGGATACTATGCAGAACGAATAGAGGATCTCCAAGAGGAAATCGAATCCGTAGTAGGAACTAAAGAACAATTTAGAGTATCCTTATATCTAGAAGGCCAAGGCAGGTATGAAGGATTTATTATTCTGTTAGATGATCTGATTCGTTGGGAAGAGGAAGGTGAACCCATCGGTAATTGGGAAGAGTTAGCTAAACAACTAACTAGGAAATAAACCCGATGAGGAATAGAAATGAACACAAAGGATAGGCTATCAGAAATATTTGAATGGTTGAAGCAGGAACCAAAGATAATAAAACCTATTGATGAGATTGATGTAGAAAAGATGGAGTTAGAAATCGAAGAGCAAGTACAGAGTGTATATGATTCTATCGTAGAGAAGTTGGAGTTAGAGTTGGATGCACAAGAAGAGATGGGAATAGATTTTGATAAATTACCCATTACCGATGTTGTTTGTAATACATCAATCGATGCTGAAGCATTAAATAAACTTTTAGAAGATTGGGAATATTTTCAATTACCGAAGTTTATGGATAACTGGGTATTTAGATATAAGGTGCTTAACGAAACTTCTTTCGATTTTGTTGCCTATAACTATGTAGCATGGGCAAATACTGAATTAGAGAAACCTATTGGTGCTGAGATATTCCTTCACGGCCGTTCTACATTCGATGGTATTAGGGATTTATATTTCGGTTCGGAAGCATCAGATAACTATGGTTGTATGTATTACCCAAACATACCAGAATATATTTTTCTATTAGAAGCATTATTAAAATTAGAAAAGTTATACGTACAAAGCGATAAGGATTCTCAACAACCAATATATGAACAATATCGTGAAGAACAACTAATACTGCAACTAGCCGAGATTAAACCCGATGAGGAATAGAAATGGATTGGTTAAAAGCAGGTAGGCGGATAGGAAAAATTCACACTAATTATTGGTATAGTAATTATCTTGATGTTAAAGAAGTTAGAACGATAGATGAATTAAAGGATGTTTTTGATAGAAAGATTAACGAGTATCTATCCTTTAACCACTTTGTAAATGCCGTATTATTCTATACTGGAAAGATTGCTTTAATGTATGATTCAGAATGGTTGCCAGAAAAAGAAAAGTTAATTAAATATATCAAGTGCTATGTATGGAACAGAAAACATTCACCATTTTTTAATGGTAATCATATATTAGATGAGATTAATAATATGTATAAGGTTAAACAACTAGCCGAGATTAAACCCGAGGAGAAATAGAGATGAACACACATTTTTGGGATCGGCTAAGAAACAAGATATACAAGGGAAAATCTAAAAGTGATAGGCTATTAGAAATAGCTAGTTTTTTTGGAATGAAACCAACAAAACCAATTGATGAGATTAATGTAGAAGGTTTAATGGCAATGTATAATCATGCTAGAAGTATAGGAAGTGTAGATATGGTGCCAGTATTTCTAGGCGATAATGGATTTATATTCTTTGATCCATACAAAGCAGAGAAGTTCTACATAGATCAGATTAATGGTATACAGTTTTATATTGATAAAGAGAAACAGTATGAATCTTGTTTAGAAGAGGCCCGCAAAGAACAACTAATACTGCAACTAGCTGAGATTAAACCCGAGGAGGAATAGATGCCCAGAGTAAAAAAAGATACAGTACCAGAGCCAGTAAAGCTAACTCATGTATGGTTTTGTAACCCTATATACTGGGATGAAGATTGGAGAGATGATATAATAAATGATACTAAGTATACCATGTACATTAACGATGGTGTGTTAGTTCTGAATAACAATAATAACCAGGAGAAAACTTTTGTTCCTATAAGTAATATAAAAAGTTGGAATCTCTAATAATAATTAAAAGTTCAAATTGTGTGTGAGGGCCGAAATGTATGGTAATCTAGAAGATGGGTACCTGTTATATCAAAACCCTGAATTATTAAGGGTATGGCCATATTGGAATTACAAGGTACAACAATCAGAGAACTGTAATGCAGAGTTATTTGATTCTGATTATGGCCCCACCTTATCTCCGAAGCTTAAGAAAGAATCAACTAGGGATGTTAGGCTATCGCACCTATCCGAAGATGTACAGAACGAGGTGCTATTCGAAGCACAGAACGCACAAATTATGTACACAAAGATGTACTACAATTATTGCATGGAGATAATTAACCATAAGTTCCTGTTCAAGAAGCTACCTAGCACATGGAGAAATAGTAAACACAAGTACACTAAGAAAGTATTACATGATGTTTGGAGCCTACACGCTAATAAGTTATCTGTGCGTGAGATAGTTGAAAGAACTAAGTACCCACCTTGCCAAGTACGTAGGTGCATAGATCACGTAAGAGATAAAATATTACTTAATTATATAAAGTTAGATCAGATTATTAGTACAGTTGAGGAATTAAACATGATTGAACACTTGGAATCTTTACTATTAACCGAGATTGCATCGATGAAAAGGCGGCAAAACAAAGCGCCGGATAAAGATAATGCAGCCTCGATCCGGCATCTCATGAATTCCTACAAAGATATGCAAGCCGAGAAAAGATTGGTAGCACGGGAAGAAGCAGGAATAGATTGTTTAACGGATGAAGAACGATTAGATGCATTAGTTGCAATACTTAATTCACTAACCGATGAAGAAAAGAAAATCATGTATAAAATGATTTCCGATTAATTCGAAACTAGGATTTTCAACTGCGCAATTTTTGCGTGGTTTTCAAAAACACGGATGAACAATGGAACACTCTATCAGATACCCAACTAAGCATGATCACAATTATATAATATCTAGCTGGCGGCGTTCACTAAAACAAAAGCATAGCCATTACCGTAAGTTTATACCTCATGCTATATACAATAATTGGTTCTCAGAGTATTCCAACGGCATCTTACTACAGGGCTCTAAGGTTCTTTTGGCCGTTAACCCTGCGGATCTAGAGCAAATATTCGGGTTCATAATCTATCGGCCACAATCTCCACCAATCATACATTACCTATATGTTAAATCACTATACCACGGATTAGGATTAGGCACAACTCTATTGAAACGTGCCGGTGTTAAGGATAATAAAATCTTATGTTCTACTCTAACCGATGAAGTAAAGGTTAACAGAAAATATAATATAGTATACCTACCTAACTACCAGGAGTATTATGTATAGATGGATAAAGCATTGTTACAGGTATTACTAAAGCAGCACAATAGAACTAAGTACATAGAGGATTTAACTCCTTTACAACTCGATGTATTCAAGCAGCCATCTAAGCGTAAGCTTTTATTATGGGGCCGAAGAGCATCTAAAACTGTACTGCTTAGTAGGCTATTACACTACTATCCAAACAAACATCCTAGATCCGTTAGCTTATATCTTACAACTAGTAGGGAACATAGTAAGCGGCTTATCTGGAATGAACTAATTAATCTAGATAAAAAATACAAACTAGGCTTAGAGTTTAATGCTTCTAGCTTAGTGGTTACTCTACCTAACGAATCTAGAATATTCGTATCAGGTATTAGCAATAAATCAGATGCAGAATCCCATAGAGGATATGATTATAGTTTTGTTGCAGTAGATGAAGCAGCTAGTTTCCCAGGCTACCTAAAGTATGCGCTCGTTGAAGTTATAGAGCCAGCAACTAAAGCGTTCGATGCAACAGTAATCTTATCTGGAACACCTGATCGTAGTTGTGCTTCTTACTTCTGTGAGCTATGGAATCAAGATAATTCGTATCTGAAAAGCCATGCAACCATTTTAGATAATCCCAAGTTTCCTTTGTGGGCCGGGAAGGATAACTGGGAAAAGATTGCAAAGGAAACCTTAGAGGTAACTAGATTATCAGATGAATGGAAAGATAACCCTAATGGTTTTAAGCGTGAGTACCTAGCTGAATGGGTTAGAGATTCTGATGTTCATGCTGTACCTTTTGATGATGATAAAAACATTTATACAGAATTACCTAACTCTAATTTTACTTACACGGCTGGCTTAGATTTAGGTACCGTGGATCCTACTGCTATGGTTATTGGTTGTTATTCTCCAGATGAACAATGCTTATTTGTAGAGTACGCATTTAAACAATCTAACCTAAGCTATCAATCTACCTGCCGAAGTATATTAGATCTATGGAGCCGGTATTCACTAATTAATATCGCAGCGGATCCACAACCAGGTAAACAGATAATACAAGATTTATCTAATCAATACGGAGTACCTATTCAATCCGCAAAAAAAAGAAACAAAGAATATAACATGGCTTTGATGGCTTCAGAGTTTCGCGCCGGCCGAATAAAGGTAAACGCTAAATTAACTACACTAATCAACCAGTTAAAAGAATTACTATGGAACGAACAACAAACCGATGTAAGGGAAGGTTCACAAGATCATATGTACTCAGCTTTACTCTATTTGTTTAATGAAAGCCACCACCAATGGGGCGTGAAAAAGATTAAACCTAACTTAACTAGTACAGAACTAGCGTTACAAAAAGAGCGAGAACATGAATTAAGAATGATTGATAGGGTTAATAAATTGAATCAATACCAAAGAAGGTACGGAGGGTAACTATGAATAACAATGGCATATGGTGGGAAGCTCAACCAGAAGATTTAAATAACGAAGTATGGAAAGAATATGAGCGACTAGAGAAAGAGAATCAATCTCGTATTATGCAAATGAAAGAGAACTTAAGTTTTTTTGATAACGATTTATCTAGTATAAACGATGATGAGATACAAAGGGCTATCAATGTAATAGAACAACCGGAGCAATTAAACGTTTGCCAATCCATAGTAGAAACGATTAAATCAACACTGGGAGCTTCGAAGCCTGGAATAAGGATGCTATCATCTGATGCCGATTGGAGCCTACGTTCTACTGTTAAAAAGCTAAATAACTTTTTAATGGCAGATTGGGATAGAATGAACCTGCACCAACAAACTAGGGAAGTGGTTAGAGATGGAATGGTTTACGGCACCGGGCTCTTAAAACCATTTGATAATAATAACAGAGTACAATGCGAAAGGGCTATACCTACTTCTGTTCTTGTAGATGATCGTGATGCTTTGTACGGTAATCCTAAAAACTATCTTCAGATCCGCCATATTCCTCGCCACACTTTGATTGATGCCTTTCCAGATTCAGCTAAGTTTATTGAGGATGCTTCTACTATCTCGCACCTAAGCCATGAATCCTTTCAAATAAGTGAATTAATTCCGGTAGTAGAAGCTTGGCACCTACCTACTAGAGAGGGAGAAAAGAATGGTAGGCATTGTATTGTTATAGAGAACACTACTCTTTATGATGATACCGAATACGATAATCACCTAGGCCCATTCGTTGTGTTTAGATGGATTACTAGGCCAGAAGGCTTTTGGGGCATAGGAGTTGTAGATCAGATTAAAGGCATTCAATTACAGATAGATAAGCTTATACTTAATATCGCCAGAGCTATTCATTTCGTGGCGAAGCCTACTATGTTTATCAAGGGCTCCAGTAAGATAACTCCGGAACAGGTTGATAATGATAGGGATAGATATACGGTGATATACCATCAGGGCGAAACACCGATAACTCAATATAACTCCGGCGTAAATGGAGAGTTAGTTAATTATCTTCAGTACTTATTCGAGAAAGCTTATCAGATTAGCGGCGTTTCTGAACTAGCCGCTTCTGCCCGTAAACCAGCGGGAGTAAATTCTGGTATAGCTTTACGCAACTATGCAGATATAACATCCCAAAGGTTCCTAGCAGCCGAATCAGATTTACATGATTACTATGTTAACTGCGCTAAACAAACTATCTATCACGCAACACAGATAGCTAATAACAATGATTATTATAAAATTGAAGTAGTTAATGGTGATATCTATACTACTATAGATTGGAAAGAATTAAAACGAGCGGAGAACCAATACATTATTCGCCCATTACCGGTATCTAATCTGGGCCATACTTTTGCAGGCCGGTTGGAAAAAGTACAAGAGTTAATGCAATCTGGGCTTGTAGATCCGCAAACTGGATTAGAATTAATGAACTTACCCGATCTAGAAAAACACCAAAACCTACAAAACTCTAGCAGGAATCTAGCCCGTAAGGTAGTAGAAAAAATAATCGATGATGCAGAATATACACAACCATCTGAGTTATTGGATATACCTTTTCTTTACAGCTACGCCAAACAACAGTGGGCTTTATTGCAGGTAGAAGATAAGAATATACCTGATGAAAATTTAGAATTACTAGAGCAGTTAATCTCTGAAACTACTATGATTATTGAGCAACGCCAAGCTCAACAGCAGGCTCAACAGCAACCACAGCCTGCACCAGTACCTCAACAATAAGGAGTATAATTTATGAGCGAAGAAAATGCAACCGTAACTGAAAACACAACCGTAACTGAAACCGTAGAAACTCAACTAACAGATA